GAAGCCAACGGCCCGACGTAGCAACCGACGTCCGGCTCCCACCTCCACGCGCGCTTGAGGAACGTCACGTCACTCATCGGGATGTACGGAACAGATGCCGCCTCCTTGTCGGCCATCGTGTACTCAATGTCAGCATCTGCCAACACGCGCTGGATGGCCGTGTGCGTGAACCACGGCGCCGACTCCGCAACGCCCATCGCGTTGTCGTCACCGTACGTGAATAGCGCGACGCACGCCTTAAAGTCCAGAGCACAACCCGGAGGGCGTAGCTCAATGAAGCAGTAGCGCATGTACAGAGCATTGACGATGCTGTTGACGATGACGGTGAGGGCGTGCCCCGACGGGTTACCACCGTAAAACTCAACCAGCTCCCCGTTGTAGTCGACCACGGGAAAGGCCGTGTCGTACGCGATACCACGCACAACGGCGAGTTCCGCAGCCGCGTACCCTGCGCGCTCGCAGATGTGGATGATCACGTCAAAAGCCGCCAGGATGACGTTCGCGGGCATGCGTTTGTCGAACTTTCCGTAGTCGCCAGCGATCATGCGTGCGTCTCCGTGCTGGGTGAGGTACCGGTGCAACTCGTGCCATTCAGCACACTGGGCTGAAATGCCCACGCCTAGCTCATAGTCAAACTGGTGCCTCTGCATGAGCATGACGACCCCAAGAAGGTGTTGGCGGACGACGAGCGTGTGGGCTAGGCTCGCCATCGTGAAGAGACGGGTCTTTCCCGACTCAGCCTTCGCGAACGAGACCGGCTCATCTTTCAGCTGGCCGCAGAAGACGGGGTGGTAGCGCTCGCCACGCTGGTAGGTCTCCACGATTTCGTCCATCGTGGCTTTGATCTCTGGGACCACATCGACGTCTGTCGTGCCATCATCGTAGGGCACCAGGAAGCGCTGCTTTGAACACTTGTACGGAGCACCGGCGCTGGTCTTGCGAGGGAGCTTGTCACAATACAGCACCCCGGCTTTGCCATTGATCGCTGTGCGCAAGTCGAACACATGAACGTGGTTCAGATCACCTCCACACGCCTCGCGGATGTACATTTCACGAGCGGCACCCAGCCGGTCGTTGTTCAGGGACACCACGGGGCGCACCATATCGCTGAGCGCTCTCTCCCATGGTTTGCGTGACATGTCGGGGCGCGTTCGGGTGGGCACGAAGCCCAGATGCTCCTCGACTACACTGGCGATGAGGGTGGGGGCCACATGCGTCACGCTGCGCTTCCTGAACTCGCCGCGGAACGACCCGAGCACGAGCGCACTCCCAACTGCTCTAGCTACCACACTTTGGGGCACAAGCTCACCGACTGAACGGGGAGCGCTAGGAGCAGAGACGTGCAGATCCCCACGCGCAAGAGGGTGGGGCTCAAAGAAGTCGCATGCCTTGGCGATTACAGCCGGATCGACACGCATGGCACGGATGGCAGTCTGGTCGGGCACGCCAAGGGTGTGGATACCAAGAATGGTCCATCCCGCACCAGTGTTCGACAGGAGCGTGGCGCCACAGTTTCCATCGACTGTGGGCTCGTTCACCACTCCAGCCCACGTGGAGCCCTCGATGAGTTCACCGTGGCACGTCCATTTGTCCACGGACGGCTTGAGGTTCTTGACCGTGCGCTCCCACGGGACACCAGACGCGTCACGGCCGTAGTAGGTGCCGTTCAAGCAACCAACGAAGCTAGGCTTAGCGAACCAAGGGACTAGGTTAGTGCCAGGGGGAAGGCACCGGAGGTGCACGAAAGCTAGGTCCGAACCGGCAATCCTCTTCACCATCGAACCCGTGATCAGCACGCCTGAGATGTTCCCTGACACACCACGCACGGCATCCCGGATGACGTCCAGCGTGAAGGGCGTGGTCGCGGGGATACTATGAGCGTTGCACATGTAGACGCTACCACGGATGTTCACCGCAGTCGTCACTCGCTTGGTGGTCGAGTCCCGTGTGACAAAGGAGCACGTTGCCGCCTTCAATTGCTCGATGAGGACGGTGCCATCATTTCCCTTCGAGCACAACGTGCGCTGCGAAAGGTCCTCGCGGTTGAACGGGTACGGGTCCGCGAATGAGGGACGCTCGGGTGCAGCAGCGTCTGGCGTAGGGCTCTTCCCTGTCACACCACCTTGCGCTACCAACTTCATCAGGGTGGGGCGGAAGGTCTTATACAGCGCGATGACGCTAGCTACGACTGCACCTGCTGCGAACAGGCGAGGCATTGCCGGACCCATGCGTCGACTGAACCGACGTCCCGCGAACTTGATGGCAACGCGAGTCAAGGCCCACTTGTGGTTGCTTCGCGCGATACGACGCTCCAGCCAATACTCGCCAAGGACGAACGTCAAGATGGTGCCGAGCCACGTGCCGACTACCCACGTGTGGAGGAAAGCAAGCCACCACGCCTCGATCTTCGGGAAGAAGTTCTCTGCAGCTGCTGAGCGACGGAAGTCGTCACGGCGCGCCGAGGCACACATCGATGACATGTAGGTGGGGACACGCGTGACCTCGGTGTGAGTGGGCGCGGCTCGAGGTGGAGCTTCCGCGTCATCCTCACGTGAGACATCGTACGATGCCGCTTGAGGCTG